TTTTTAATAGATGGTGTATAATATATTTTATAATCATCCGCTAACTTAGTTAGATATGATAATTTTTGTTTATTTAAAAAAGATTGTTTTACGTCAGCAGTAGGGATATGAAATTGTTGTTTTTTTGAATGTTTTAAGCAATAACATTTGGATTGTTTTGTGAATTTTGCTGGTTTATTACATAATTTATTTTTTTCTATTTCGCAACATTTTGCTTCTATTTGTTGTGCTAAATTTATAGTATCCCAGTTCAAAATATGAATATTGTCTTTATTGTCATCTTTGTTACCTATTGGTTTTTCTAAAAGACAAAAAGCCAAATTCTTTATTCCAACGTCAATGCTTAGTATTTTCATTTTTCTATTCTACTATAATATAAAATTAAATTTTTATATTATATATTTAGTTGTATAAAGTGTTTATACTTTATGTAACCACATTATATTATGTAGATTTTGGAAGAGAGATAGAAGGAGCTATCATGCGAGATTGAACTTGTCTTTTGGACATATAAGGTGCTTTAAGGTCACTATTATTATATCCATATGTAGGTTTTTGTGTATCCATTATACTGGAGAATGTAAATGGAACATTCGATGACGCAGTTGTATTTGTTTGTGTATATGGGTTAACTCCTAATTGTGCAGACGCTTCTTGATTGTTGTATTTCATAATTTGACTTGCATTATGTATTAAAAATTGTCGGTAATCCCAATTGGTAGTAATATTTGCTTTTTGTCGAATCTGATCATTTACTGCTGCTTCTGGTTGCCATGAAGCATAATTTCCATTATTACCCATTATAACATTATTAGAACTTCCAATTCCAGACATATGTATATGTTATGATAAGAAAATTATATATTTACTGAACCTCTAATAATTTGAGTAATTCATTTTTTTTAAGTTTGGAACTATCTGCGATTAGACCCTTTGCAATGGCAATACTTTTTAATTTATTAATAGACATTTTTTTATAATCTGAACTTTCAGAACCAATATTGTTATCATCTAAAGTAGAAATATCGATTGACTTAATGAGTTCGTCTGAATTGGATAAAAAATTAGAAACACGACTATCGAAAGCGTCAACCGATGTTATTGTGTTTACGGATGTGATAATTAGACTTTCTTCGTTTGATATGCTTATTTCGTCGTCATCGTCATTTTCATTTTTATCTTCCTCTTCATCGTCGTTTTCAACATCAGATACACTAATGACAGAAGTAGAACTAGCATATTCTATTGTTTCACTTTTAAGCTTAATATCTAATGTTTCCCCCATATTAATAGTCTTTATTGTCGATGTATTTACTTCATTATTTAGTGATTTAATATCCACGTTTTCCGTTTCAGAATCAGTGTCGGAGTCAGAATCTGACTCTAAGTCTGATGCGGATTCCGTATTCGAATCTGAATTAGATTCATCATCGTCTTCTTCTACACTATTTTCAGAAGCATCATCGTCAGAAACTTCGATTAAAGATGGAGGTTTTAATAATATGGAATCGATTTGCATTTCTCCTTTAGAAAGTATAACCATGTTTTCATTAATACCATGTATACGTTGATTTATCAGTTTTAATTCATCTGCGAATGTTGATACTAAACCAACCATATGTCTGATTTTGAGGTTTTGTTCATTTAAGCGCTGTAAAAAAAACATCGCAACTGCTCCAATAAGTAATAATGTTATTCCTAAACAAATAAGAGTGGGTAAAGAAAATATATTGGATAAATTCATTGTTAGTCTTTTATTATATATTTTTCTCTCTAATAAAACGAATTATTTTATGCAATTGAGTTATCTATTATTTCTTGAGGGTAGTTCATATCTTTGAGTACTTTAATGCCTCCGCGCACATTTGAAATTCCATTTTTCAATAAGTATGTATAATTAAAATTTTTAGTATTTTCGTCTATACATAATGTTTCCATATGTACGTTTTTGAATTTGTCATTATTATTTAAATGCTTACATAACTTAAAAAAATGAGTAGTGAGTATACAATTTACATTTTTATATTTAGCCAAGTATAACATAAAAGCCGATGCGCTTGACACCGCTTCATCTGGGTTCGTTCCGGAATATAATTCATCAAAAACACAGAAATGTTCTGATTTTGGGTTTTCGTGAACGATATCGATAATTTCTTTACACCTCCTAGCTTCAGCTTGAAATAAGCTATCACGTCCCGATGTATCTGGTATATTTAAGTAGCAATGAATGTATTTATATGGTGTAATTGTAGCAGATGAGAAAAACCCACAACCAAATTGCTGTGTTAAAATAACATTAATAAGTGAACTTTTCAGAATAGTTGTTTTACCCGAAGCGTTTGGGCCAGTTACTATTATATTTTTGTTAATTTTAATATTATTTTTTATAGAATCCGTCTTGATATGTGCTGGATAATAAAAATTCGAAAAAATAGTAGAATGTTTTTTATTCTTTTTGGAATTTTTCAATTTACAAAAGTTAATATACATTTTTGAAATATTATCAGACAACCCGTCTAGATTATTTATATACCCATTAAACCCGAATGAATACATAAATGCGTCATTATACTCTTTATTATCATGTAATTCATAGAAACATTTTAAAATGTGGCCAAGTTGTGTGACTTTTTTAATGGACAATTTATATGGCTGGATGGATTCGAGCTTTTGTCTGTATTGCTTTAAAATAATGGTGTTTTCTATTAATGTTTGATTAAATGTACTATAACTTGATAATTCAGATGAATATTTTAAAAAGTTACTCGAGTTTCTCTCTGTATAAGAAATGTAACGTTTGATTTTATTTAAGTAGTCATGAATTTCCTTCATGTTATCATTAAAACGAATACAAGTTAAAATGTTTTGATATATGGAAAATAGATAAAATGCAGCACTTACAAGTAAATAAATTTTTTCATTCATTTTTACCGAATTAAACTGCGTAAATAGCTTTCCGATAGCATGGTTGGATGCAACAACCTTGAGTATATTTATGTATTCAGTTATAGAAATAGAAATACCTTTCATTTGTATAACGAAAAATGGAATAATTAATATAATAAAAGGAACCAAGAGAGAAATGACGGGAGACGCCATACTATAAATACTAAGTATTTGGAGGAAAAACTCATTATTATTAAGAAATTCCCATTGAGGCCAATCAATATATTGGTATCTCTCTTTGAACCCATTGTCATTTTTGACGTCGTTCCATATTTCGAGTATTTCATCGTGATTCACATTCGTATCAGTGTCAGAGTCTGAATCGGAATTTTTCAAGCCCTTGTATTTTTTTAAAAGAGATTGTGAATCTTTCAGATATGTTGTGTCGGTTGTATAGATTTTTGGTAGTTGTTTAATTACTTCCATTCCAAATTGTGTTGATGGTTGAAACGTATATTGATAAATAGACGTTCCAGAAGGGTCGATCGTTTCAATTAATTCTAAATCAGTTATAATATTTGAGTTCAACTCCATTTTATCTTTATTGTAAGATATAGGTAGTTTAAAAATGTCATTTATTTTTTCTATATGAAATGTAGTCATTTATAGAAAAAATAGAATAATAAAAAATATATTTTACGCGTTTATTTCGTAATTACGGGTTTATTTCGTAATTGCGGGTTTATTTCGTAATTGCGGGTTTATTTCGTAATTGCGGGTTTATTTCGTAATTACGGGTTTATTTCGTAAAAAAATTTAAATTAGGATCGATATAAAATTTCCAAGCCGAAGCATCTTGAACATTATTGAAATTATGATTTTTAAATTCTGCGTCAGTTCGAACTGAAACATCGTCGGCTTTTCCTCTTTTCTTTTTATGTTGCCATTCTTCAAAAGATTTACCAAAATAATGATTTATATATGCGAAATTAATAAATTTTTGTTTTTGAGGCGAGTAGTCAACGTAATCAGTTAATATTCGACCACTACAATCATGAAGCAAAAATTTAGGTTTTAAAACGGGAGAATGCGGATTCACTACAGTGTTGATATGTTTACAAACGGATATACTTTTACCAAGATGGAATAATTCTTCCGAACAAGCAGTAAATCTTTTCGTTACTGGTTCATTTGAATAATGTTTATGTCCATTATCGCCATATACTCGCCAGTGTAAATATACAGACCCTCTTTTACATACTTGATTTAAAAATTGGGTAATAGGAATCCAATTTTTTAAGACGATAAATTCATCGCAGTCTAATATTGCAACCCATTTATGTAAATGACCATAATGTGTATTGAAATGTCTGTATGCATTATTTTGAACGGTTTTTCCCGGGTATGTTAGCACAGTAATTTTTTTTTTAATATGTATGTTTTTAAGTCTATTACTTAAATAATGAATCAATTTTTGCGGATTATTATTGTTATCATAAATATAAATACGTGAAAACCCTAATTTTAAGTGATACTTAATCCATTCTACAATATATAATTCTTCGTCTTTTGCTATACAGCAAACTACAGCGTCATTTTGCATTATATAATAGTTTCATATTAAATTTCTTAGGGTTATACTTATTATATCTTTTTCACATTTTTAAACGCAAATTTATCCATATGACAAGCCAAAAGGTATTGTATTATAAGTATTTATATATTTTATATTAAATATTAGTAGTTTTTTATTTATTATTTTTTTATTATGGTATAAATATATTAGAAAAAAAAGTAATATAAAAAAATCAATTACAAAGAATTTCTATAAAAAACAATTATATAAAGAGTGCTAAAGAAGATTTAGATTATGAATTTGGAACAAGATTTATATTAGATGATAATTGATTTGAAAGTATAAAAAATTTTTATGTAATTTACATTATATAAAAATCGACTGATTAAAGTGTAAAATTAATAGATTACGTTGAAAAGTCCAAAGATGGATTCGTATAAAAATGATGTGCTTCCAAATCAATTACCTTATTAATGTTGCGTGTTTTAAAAT